GGTTAGAATGTTGAAGATATTTTCAGTGATTTTCTTTTCTATTTTCTCGTTGAGTTCCTCGCTTTCCCCGATAAACTGCCGTTGTGGAATGCGTATGCTCAGCTTCTTTTTCCGGGTGAGGGCGAGTCCTCTCCACATCTGCGCCTGCGGGTTGGCGGCGGCCTCCTTCAACCGCAATGCCTTTGTTTTTTTCGACGCGTTCTTCCGAATACCGGCCGACTTGTAGAACTGTCGCCAAGCCCATTTCCGCATCTTGTCGGTCACGGCGGGATGCACGGTGTCTCCCCAGTTGTGAATGGGGGCATAGAGCACATCGTTCGATATTTTTACCCGGTAGTCCGACGGTATGTATTTAATGGACTTGAACAGGTGGTTGCGCCCGGAGAGCAGCGTGCCGTAGTTGCTGGCGGCGTCGGTTCTTCCGGAGGAGAGCCGCTTGGCCTTCGGCCACGGGTGCAGCCCTCCGTTCACAAAGCCTCCTAACCGGAAGTTGTTTTGAAAGTGGTCTTGGGCCATTCGCCCGGCGATGACCGGTATCTCCCGGCGCAGGAACTTTTCCAGCGCCTTGCGCTCCTTCTCCATAAATTTTTCGGCCATTTTTTCTCCTATTTATTTGTTATTTAAATAATAACCGTTATATTTGCGATGGATCATTCCCGAAAGGGTTTGGGCCCCCTTCCGACAGATTTGGCTTATGTTAAGTCTGTCGGTCGTATTTTAAAGCCCTCCGAAAGAATTTTTTCACGAGAAAGCAATACATCTTTCCCATTTTGTACAATAGTTATAGTCCTAAGATTCTCACATCTCCTTACACGAGAACGCAAAGCTGTGGCTATATCTTCCAATGAAATTTCGGAGTCTATCCATAACACCAAATGATCAGCCTGCTTGCTCCCATCACGAATCAGTTTGTCGATAGAATTTTTGGTGGGAGTTGAATTTAGCTTGTATTCCTGAGTGATTCCCAGTGTCCAATTGTAGCTATCGGCGCTCTTTTTGTCGTTGGGATTGTCCAACAGGTCTATCGTATAGTTGTGTTTCTCCACAAGGAACTTGCCTATACGGATATTTTCAGCTTTCTCTACTTTGCCGTGCCCGTCGTGGATGCGTAACATTCCCCGTTTTGTTGGAATGAGCGTGTAGTGGACATTATCTTCCAAGAACTTTTTCACGGCTTTTTTAGCTCCCGGATAGGCGTTCGCTATATACGGGTGAGTGTCGGAAAACAGTTTGCCGTCCTTTCCCGGATTGTTGTCCAGCCCGGGGTGCGGGTTGTCCTTTCTTGTGAAGTCGGGGATTTCGGTCACCGGGTCGTCCGTCGAGGAGAGGTCGCACTTGCAGTTCCAGCGGTCGCCCGGGCGGTGCTCGTTCCAGAACGGGTCATCGATGGGTCGCACCGTCCCCCAGAATACCATGTGGTCCTTCCCGGGATTGACCGAGGTGGAAGGCATCCACCGCAGATTGGGCAAGACGTCCTTCTCCCGCTCGAACTGCTGCCAGTCGGCCGCCTGATGCGCCCGCAAGACCGCCGTATTGTATTCGGTACGCAGCCACTGCCCCACCTGATGCGAGGCGATGGGCATCACCTCCTTCCGCCACTGTTCGAACGGTTTTAGATTGCCGTTCGAATCCAACAATAATTTGGCCATGTCGTTCTGCATACGGTGTACCTTGAATGCCACGAATACCTCGTTGTTCCGCAGAATGGCCGTGCGGAAGTCGTCGTCCGGATCCACAGCCCCGGACTCGTCGAATCCTTTTCGGGCGGCCTCGTTTATCC